TCCATTCCTAAGTAAGTTTAATAGCTTATTATGTGTTTTTTTATTACTTAGGAATGGACTTTCAAACTTATTCAACTACAGGTATGCAAATACCAATGGCTGAAAATTCAAAAACAAATGACCCTAGCGTAAAGCAAGTAACTGTTTGGAACAAGTTTGTGAGAATGTATGTAGGTAACGGGATGTATGATAACGGAGATGTTTCAAGTAATTGGAATGGACAGTATATCAGTTTTGGAGATACAAGGAGTGGTAATGAATTAACATTGTATAAATACTTGACTAATAACCGAGATTTGTATGATACTACTTTTTTTACCAATAAAACACCTTTAAATTATTTTGGATTATGATAGTTGTAGAAAAGTTTTTAGAAACTTTATTTGTTAATTTGCCTTTGATAGATGGTTTTACTACTGTTTACAAATGGGGGAACAAGTTACATTTGCTTAAACAACTAGAATTATATTCAAAAGAAGCTAAAACAATATATCCTTTAATTTATCAAACATCGAACTCAAGTGTTCAAGGTAAAGGAGAATGTGAAACAAAGTTAAGTTTAGTCTTAGCTTGTCAAAACTTAAATGTTGATTTGACAAATGAACAAAGATGGGCAATGAGCTACGAAAATGTTTTATATCCTTTGGTAGAGAATATTGAAAATGTATTTAGAGCAAGTGGTAGTGTTACATGGAATAATAGTTATACAATTACTGAATTTCCTAATTATGGAAGCGGTGAAGAAAATTTTACTATTGACAAATGGGATGCTATACTTTTAGAAACAACGATAAAAATAACAAACGTACAAACGTGTAATTAAAAAAACATAGAAATTATGGCAATATTAACAGGTGTAGATTGCACCACAAGCAGATACGGTAGCGGATTAGAAGCGTGCCAAGCTATCGAGGGATTACCAAATGGGGTAATTTTAGTACCAAAAGGATGGTCTTTGAATAAAGCTACAGATAGTTTTAACAAAGCATATGTTCAAGAGCAATGTCAATTAGGAAATTTTATTCCTTTAGTTGGTTGTTTTGAAATGATTTCAGAAACTCCAGATGCGACTACTCAAGAAAGTCAATCAGGATTAATGGAGGTAGTGAGACAAGGGAAACCAAGTTTTACTGCAACTTACAAACAAGGATTAGCATTTCAAAAAATTGCTTATTCTTATAATTCATACCAACAATACGATACATTGATTACTTACGAAACAGGGTATATCAAATGTGCTGAAAGTGCAGATGGATTAAACATAAAAGGCTTGTCTACTGGTATGTTAAATACTAATGGATATACAGAAAATAATGGTACAAATTCAGCTTCAACTATTTTGAAATTTCAAATTATTGATCCGTTAGAGTACAATTTATACGTAAACCTTTTGACAGATTTGGATTTTAATCCAGCTTCAGAAATTTTTGGAATTACTGATGTAAACATTGTAGGTCGTGCAGACGCTTCTGAAAACAAAGTTTATATCAAACCAACTTGGAAATGGAATGATTTGTTTACTATTACAGGATTAGCTAGTGCTAATTTAAAACTTACAGTAAACGGTGTTTCAAATGCAATAGTAGGAGCAATTGTTTACAATGCTACAACAAAAGAGTATGCAATTACACCAACCGCTACATTAGTAGCAACAGATGTAGTAACTGTAACATTGGCAGATGGAGCTATTAATTGCGCAAAAGTAGGTAACAAACTTTATAGTGGAACTACAGGAAATGTAGTAACAGTAGCATAAACTCTAGTAGGTTTTTTTAAGAAAGGAGTGCATTGTTGTACTCCTTTTTTTTATATCTTTGAATAAAATTATTTATTATGACTATATTTAACGTAGAAATATTTGGAAGTGATGCAGATTGGTTTTGTAATCTAAGTGTTTCAGAGCAAATAACTTGGATAAGAAATAACACAAATCAAGTAAACGATGCATTAATTAATGAGTTTTTATCTACTTCATTACACAATAGAAAGGAATATTGTTTTACTTGTAGAGATAAAAAACAGAGAGTATCAATTTCTAAAATAGTAGAAAATGGGAATATCAGCAAAGGAAATGAGCAAAAGGTTGAGCCAAGTAGCGAACGAAGTATATCTCAAGAATATAGTAAACGAGGGAATAGTAGAAAACGAAAGTAAGCTAATTGCTATAAAAAAAGACGAATACGAACAAGGTAATATTTATAGCAATGGTAAAAGTAGAACTTATGCTTGGGAATGGTATAGAAAAGAAAAAGAGTTAATGAATCCTAAAGCAAGCGGTTTTGTAGACTTAATTTATAGCGGTAGTTTTATAGGTGCATTTGAATTAATAGAAAAGGGTAAAGGTTATATTTTTAAATCTAATGATAGAAAGTCTATTTTATTAGAAAATAAGTACAATAATAGCAAATCAAATATATTTGACTTAAACCAAGATGTATTTAATAATTTTATAAATAAATATGTTAGAAAAGACTTTATAAAGGCGATTAAGACACAATTAGGACAATAATATGAGTAAATACAACTCGATAGAAAATATACCAGCAAAGCTATTCTTTGAAGTTTTAAGCACCAAAGATTATAGTGTTTTAGTTGCAGAAGAAGAAAACGAGGACTTAGAGAGCATTTTTAGTGCTATTTATGACGATTTCTTTGTTAAAATGAACAATCCTCAAGCTAAAATGTATTTAGAAATGACTTGGAGGGTTAATTTTTTAAGTTATAAGATTGAAACAATACGCCAATTTATGCATTTTTTATGGTATGAGAATGTAGTTGATGAGCATAAATTAAAATTATTAGACGCATTAGAAAAAGGTTGTGGCATTTATATTGATAAAGATGCTAACTTTGGAGATGAAGTATTAAGAGTATTGCAAGTTGAATGCGGTATAATAGAAAATGATTTGACTATGGCTACTTTAGAATTAGAAAATACTTTTGGAAAACAAGTAACAGAAAAATTTGATTTTTACAAAACAATTGTTAGTTTGAGTAATATACACAATAGGAACATAGAAGACAATATTGTATTGGCTATGTATATTGCTATTGAAAACTCCGCAAAAGATATTGTTAAATCACAAAGAAAAAAATAGTTATGGCAAACGACGGTTTTATAGAGTTTTTAAGTCCTAATGCACTTGCAGAATTAAAAAAAGCTAGTGAAATAGTTGATGCATTAGCTTTAAAAATAGAAAAGATTAGCAATTTTAAAGCACCAACTACTCCAGGCGGTGTAAATAGTGCTTCAAAACAAATAATTGATGATTTAAAGGCACAAGAGGCGCAATTAAAGGCTATTAATGCTGAATTAATCAGAGAAGAAAAATTAAAACAACAAGTATTAGCTACTGAAACAAAACAAGCTAATGCTACAAAAGCTAATATCGCTCAAAGAGAAGCGCAAAGAAAAGCAAGTTTAGCGCAACAACAATCAGATGAAAAAGCTGCTAGAGCAGCAGAAAGAAGTGCATTAGCTAACCAAAGGCTTAATGATGCTTATGGTCAATTAAACAAACGTAGAAATGAAGCTGCTAGAACATTACAAAACCTTATTGCTAGTGAAACAGCATCCAATGCTGAAATAAGAAAAGCACAAAGAGAGTTTGATATATTAAACGGTAAAGTAAAGAAAGCCGATCAAGCAGTAGGTAACTTTTCAAGAAACGTAGGTAATTATAAAAGTGCATTAAGTGGTGTTTCTCAATTAATGAGTGCATTTGGAATATCTACAGGTGTGTTTTTAGCAGTTGATATAGCTAAAAGTATTTTTAATACTACTAAAGAATTACAGTCATTAGATATGGCTTTAAGAAACGTATCAGGAACTCAATTGATTTACCAAGAAAATATGAATTTTCTTTCTAAAGTTTCTGAAGATTTTGGTATTGAAATAAAAGGACTTCAAGAACAATTTACACAATTTTATGTAGCAGCAAAAGATAAATTAAGTGCTGAACAAATTAGAGATATATTTAAAAGTATTTCTAAAGCTGGCGCAGCAATGGGGTTATCAGTTGAGGCACAAAACAGTGCTTTTTTAGCGTTACAACAAATGATGTCTAAAGGAACTGTTCAAGCAGAAGAATTGAAAAAACAGTTAGGAAATGCATTGCCAGGAGCATTTAACATAATGGCTACTGCATTAGGTGTTACTGAAAAGAAAATGATGGAAATTATGAAAGCTGGAGATATTCTTTCAGAAGTAGCATTACCTAAATTTGCAAAAGCACTAGAAAAAGCATATGGAATACAAAACGTAGAAAGAATTGATACAATTATAGCTGCACAAGAAAGATTATCTAATAGTTGGACTAATTTGATAAGGGGTATAACTGAAGGAGATGGAGTTATAAACAAAGTATTGATAAAGACTTTAAATTTATGGACTTATTCTTTAAATGGAGTTATTTATGCTACAAATGTTTTAAGTCAAGCTACTAAAAAATTATTTGGAATAGAAGAAAATGACAAAACTAAAAAATCAAAGGCGGTAAAGCAAGCTATTTCTGATTATGAAGAAATGCAATCTGCATTAAAAAAAGCAAACGAAGAAAGAGAAAAAGAGGTTGTTAGATTAAATAAATTACAAAAAATTCAAGGTAACGTAACTGAAAGTGAAAAAACAAAAGCCAAGTTTGAAGCTAGTATATCTGAAGAAAAAATTAGAAAATTAGATATTTTAATAGAAAAAGAAACTAAATTATTAAACATAAAAAAAGTAGACACAGTAAAAAAAATAAATGAAGAAATTGTTGCTTTACAAGCTAGAAACGCAGAGGTTTCTTTATTTTCACTTGAGGCTATTAGAAAAAGAGATAAATTAATTCCACAATCTGAAGAATGGTTAA